TATTTTCGCGCTTCATATGCATTCGATTAGAGAAAGCATTAATTCGACTCGCAAGTGCGGTGTATGTCTCTTCTAGAAATGGTTCAATCTTTTTCTTAGACACTTCATCAAGAAACGCAATAACGCGGTCTTTGGATACTTTCTTATCGCCAAAAGAATGTTTCACGATATCGTCGAATTTAATATATAAAGAATCTGTGTCACTTGCGATAACAAAATCTTTATCTGTTGTGCCGAGCATTTTATTCATATAACGATTGATAGCATTCTCGGCCCAGCGAATAGCCAACTGACCGCCAATAGTGATTGCTGTTGCTTGTCTCAAATCAAAGAAGCGAAAATATTTGTTACCGAGTGCGCCGTAACATGAGTTTAGATTTACTTTCTTTGCAAGTTGTAGATTTTTATACCGAGATATTTGTTTAGATAACTCTCGTTTCTTCTTATTGTCGTCTGTTGCTTCATATGCCTTTTGTGCTTCAAGCATCTTGTCTTTATATTGAACGCGATCAATGAATATCTTCTCAATCATTTGAGGAATAAATCCCTGCTCTTTGTTTGAGAAATAATATCCATTTGGTGCTAGACTATACCCCTCTGCGATAGGCATAATCTCATTATGATCCAATAATTGATTGATAGAAATTTGCGTGTGTTCGTCTGTGATTGTCTCTGGACTAATATTATAGTTCATGATAAGTGAAGGATACAGCGAGGTCAAATCGAACGACATGACCCAATCATGGGCTCCAATCTGCGGATCTTTTACATACGCGCCCTCATATGCTTCATCTTTAAAGCCATCTACGTTCGAAGGCACAGCAATTTTCTTATCGTATAGATGATTATGAGTCATGACATCCCACATTCGCACTTGAGTGAACACATCATTATAGTTTACTTTTGCGTCATATGCGAGAGTTAGAGCCAAATCGATTAACTTCATTTTATCATCGAGTTTGTCAATCAACTCAACATCGTGAATATTATACGAAATGTATTTCTGATGATTCTTCACATACAAATCGTTTAGTGAATCATATTCTGAATAGTCTAGTTTTTTTTCACCAAGTTCAATCTCAGCGATGGCATCAAGCCGATATGACTCTTGCTGATTATAGGTAAACTTTTTGTATAGTTCAAGATAATCAAGACTGCTTATTCCGCCAATTGATAGAGATGTTGCTTCTTTACCAAACTTCTGATTACTCGTGCGCTCTTGAAAGAACCCCCAGGGAGACAATTTCTTTGCAGCACCCTCGCCAAGAATGAAGTTCATTCTTTTAACGATATACGGAATATCAAAGAACGCAATATTCCAACCAGTCACAACATCTGGGTAACCGCCATACATCCATCTATCAAGGAACTTATCTAGTAAATCCCTCTCGTTGCGGCATTTTGTATATCGCACATCTTCGCGAGACGTATTATACTCGCCATATCCAAACACATGATAGATATTATGTTTACGAACTGTGATTGCGGTGATTTCATCACTTGCGCGATCTACTGATGGAAATCCATTAGCAGAACTTACTTCAATATCGATATTGGCGATTTGAATATGTTCGCGATCATACTGAACTTCGCCAGGAAACTCTTCATTAAGATAAGTGTAATCAAATCTAGGAAGACCGTAGATTTCAAAATTATCTATGCCCTCATACATTTTGAGAAAGTCTTTAGCCTCATTGATTGAACCAAATGTCATTGGTTCAAGGGCTTTACCGTGAATAGTCTTCCAACTACCTTTTGGATTTGGCAGATATAAAGTTGGTTCGAACTTCACTTTACGATTAAAGCCACGACCCATTTCATAGCCACGTAGCAATAGATTATCGCCACGTTGAACGCAGTTTGTATAAAATCTCATACGTTATCCCCTATTATGTATAATATAACATACATCGTGTGGGATGTCAATCACTTTTTAAATGGAAGAATTCCGTTGGCACTTGAAGGCACAACTAAACCAGAACCAAACATCTGATTATATGCGTTAAGAAGTTGCGTCATTGGTTCGTACATAAAAAGAATATGATCCTCATCAATCATGAGTTCCTTCTTTTCAGCAAACATCAGATAATCTGCTAGCCCCATATTTGGCTTTCCAGATTGATCTGGCATCATCATAATAATAGCAGGTTTGCTAAGTTTGAGTTTTGTCTTAAACCCAGTTGATGTTGTTGCAGTTTCTACTTTGGCAATAATGTCTTCATTGTTCACAAGTCTCATAGCAAAAATATTTAACATGTTATCTCCTTGGTGAATTATCTGCGTCGTCTTCGTCTGAATCTACTGGCTTAGGTGCGGGCTTCAATACTCCTGCTGCGCCTGCTATTTTTTCTTGTGTGCGACCAAATGCTGCCAATCCAAGTACTGCGCCCATTGCTACATGATATAGCCCCGCGCCCTGAAGAGTCAGCGGAGCCCATTGACTAGTCACTTGTCCAGCACCCAACATCTGAAGAACAGACCATAGAACAGGAGCAACCACAAAATCAAATGTACATGTGGACATATAAACCCAACCCATCATTGGGCGCCATTTATTATTCATCCAGTCTTCTGGTTTAGTTTTAGTTTTAGCCATTGAGAACCTCCAATGCGTGGTTATAATGCTTAATGCGATCCTCAAGCCCTATAAATCCACCATTAATTTTTTTTGTCATTGTCTTAATGTCGCCAGCATCAGCAAGAGCATTAAGATTGCGTGAGTTCCAAAACCAACCAGCAGACCTAGCAGCACCATCTGGTGTCTCTAGATATTCTGGCTCATTTATTAAATCGACATCTAAACCTTTACCACAATTTAAATAGTTATCATGCCCAGTAAGTTGAATAAGTCCGCGCCCGCGATATTTCCACCCATCACCAGATTCCTCATCTCCATTACCCATTCTATTGGCATAAACACGGCTTGCGATTGCTTCGGGGTTTCGTGCGTATTGCGTAGTATCAATGTCTTTGAAGTATTTTGGAAAGGTCTTAACTAAGCCTTCTGCGCTATAGTTAAGATTTTCCTTTGCGTATCGCAGATTACCGCTTTCATGACCGACTTGTGCGATAAATGCTGCGATACGCTCAGGAGTATTAATATCAAACTCATGACACGCCATATCTAATGCGACTGCATATTTCTCTACATTATCTGCCGTTGCTTCTGGTAAACACTGTGATAGAATATCTGACGTAATCATGAGTTTCTCCGTATTACTATTATACGGTTATTTAGTAAAGTTTATACATTGTCCTTATGATATTCATGTCATTTGTGAACTTGACATATGGAGTAGTATCGATATACCCAGCACTAAAGGCTCCGCAAAGATCAGCGAAAAATTGTTTTAACATACACATGATTTTTATCCTATTCTACTAGAAGTTCTTTTTCTTTTTTAGATGTCTTAGAAGGAGCATCGTTGATGTCGATCTTCTTGGACTTCTTATTATCCGGAATGATGTTCTCAAGCCAAATCTTAAGCATACCGTTGATCAGATCGGCATTCTTTACCTCGATTGTATCGGCAAGACTAAATGTACGATTAAACGCACGTTCAGCAATACCTTTGTGGAGGAAAGAATCGCCACTATCATCGGACTTTGATTTACCACTAATCTTCAGAACATTATCTTCTAGGAGGATTTCAATATCATTGCGAGAGAATCCCGCAACGGCTAGTTCAATCAGATACTTGTTATCTTCTACTTTACGAATATTGTAGGGAGGATAACCAGGAACTGTTTTAGCCATATCATCATGGAATTGAGTTAGGCGTTTAAACGCATCGTCAAAGCCAATAGAAAAGGGATTTAGTGTGGGAAATAAGTCAAATTTAGTCATAGCGTTTCTCCTATTAAAGCGAGTAGTTAATATATTGAACCCCCGAAGGCAACTCAATATACTATTATTTATACAACATTTCGGCTAGTTTGTCAAGTTTTTTGTTGTCATCTCCATACAGCAAATCCCATTGCGTTGCCTGTACCAGCTTCGGATCGATAACAAGGCACATAGTCAATAAGATCCATTTTGAAACCAGTTTCCGACAATGCGCCGACACCGGTAATCCAATTTTTTGTTTCTGATGTACCAGAACGAAACATAATATTTGGTTCGTCTCTAATAGTTTTCACATCATTTTCTTCAAATGCTTTTAGCATCTTACGATCCCATTCTTCGTCAATCACAAAATGACTTAGCCCACCAGAAGCAATAATAGCAACACGCTTATCGCTATCCCAATTCCGAATAGAACGACCAATGCTTACGCCAAAATCATAGCATCTTCCGGGCTTAATCTGATTAGGTGGCCAAAAAGTATTCTGTAGAATTGGTACCATTGGAATAGCAAAATCATGCATAAGACGACGAAC